GGTTGCTTATCGGGTTCAGGCAAAAGCTCAGGTGGTGCCCACTGCTTAGGGCGTTCCTGCACGGCACGAGTTTCTAATTCACGACTAAGTTTGTTTTCAGCCATTTTTGGCCTCCATTTTCATAATTTCACGGACGTATTGCTCAGGTGTTAGCCCAAGCTTCTTTGCGATGCTCAACTGCGATTGTTTAAGCAGGATTTTTTTAGAACCCGTACTACGAGTCGCAGGAGCTACGACTGTGTTCGATTTTTCTGTGCGCGAGGCGGATTTCTCCGGCTGCGATTTATCTTCGAAGTAGTCCGGAAAGCGTTGGCGCATAGTGCCATCAACTCTTTGCCAATATTCGTCGGTGGACGGATAACTGGAACCGTACTGTTTGACTAGTTTTTGATGTAGACCAAGTGCTAAACTAGTCATCTCCTCGTCTTGACCGAACCATGTATTGCGCTCTTGCCACGCAACAGCCCTTGGGTCAGGACGAGCCACTTGGGCTTCTGGCTGAGGTTGTACATCATTTTCTACATTTTGTAAAGAGGGTACGTATTCTTTTGCTCTTTGCAACTTATAGTTTGCTTCGTTTAACTTACGTTGTGCGTCCAATAATTTCTCAGAATCGCCTTCTTCATAAGCTGTCTTATATGCTTTTTCAGCAACGTCTAGCTCTAACTCGGCAACGTTTTTATACGTGTTTAAATAAGTTTTTTCGCCCTCAGAAAGTTTATTTTTAAGCGCTCTATTCTCTTCTAATACACGTTTGGCAAGATCTTCTGCCGCTTGACGTTCTCGGTGCGCTTGATCTTTATCTCGGCGCTCGTCATGCCACACCTTTTTCATCTGTTTTAGGCGTGTTTTGACCTTTTCGGAATAATCCTCAAGCTCATCTTGCTCAAGCTCTTCAACTATTTTTTGGGGTAACGGTTCCCTATTCCGGTCTTCCGGCGGAGTATCGTCCTCGATTTCAAAATCTAAAGGCTCTTCTTGCCCTTTAGCTAGTTCTTTTCCCTGTTTTTCGTCAGGAAACTCATATTCAACTTTATCCATTTACTTCTCCTTATGCGCGGCTAATTCCGCGAGGATCTTGGACAACAGCGTCAACTGTGTCTTCGTTAATCATGCGGAACTCTTTTCCGTGAATCTTTAGGCGTGAACCGCTATTAGAACGAAGCACAACAAAATCCCCCGGCTTACACCACGGGCCAGTTGGGTATCGTGTTTTATCTGTATAGCAATCGGGGCCTAATGCCACGACAAAAAATACCGTGCTTAAAACTTCTTCGTAATGCACAGTTGAACCTGCTTTGACTAAGCCACTTTCGTACTTGTCTTCAACCTCTGGAAGAGCGACCAAAATTTTGTACCCGACAGGTGCAGGTAGTTGTTTGGCTTTATCTTCTGCTGAGTGTGGTACTTCACCGTCTTCTGTTGCAATGATTAATGATTCAGTCATCGTCGCTACGCTCCATTTGATCTGCAAGGTCTAATAGAAATCCTTCTGCGATGGATAGACCCCGAATCTCCCCGCATATTGCACGATATTCCGTGTAATCTTTTGCAGTGCCGTTGCTCACCGCGTGAGCTAATTGCGCCTGTTTTTCGTTTATTTTGTCTCTAACAATCCTTAACGCTTTGTCCATTACTCACCTTTTGTCGGTTTCTTTGCTTGGTGTTGCATTTGCGCATTGGTTTTTGCTACATCCGCTCCAATACGTAGGCCTTCTAGTCGTTGTTTAGCATCAAGATCGGCTTTGTCTTTTGCTGTCTTAGCGCCTACCTGCATACCGGCAATTTCTTTCTGCGCGGAAATACGCTCCTTCTCAATATCCAACTGGTCGGCTTTAGCAGCCGCGTCTAATTGCATCTTGGTTTTCTTGAGGTCTACTTCTTGTTTTTTAAGTTCTAACTCTTGCATCTGCATTTGCACGACTGGATCTTGTGCAGCTTGTTGCGCTTGTTGTTGTGCAGCTTCAGATTTATTTTTCTGTAAGAGTTTTATTGAGGCCATAGCCATCATGCTAGCAATCTGGTTCTCAATTTCAGGTGGAATAGTTTCGTCATCCGTAGTTTTTGGTAACGGAACGCCCAACTGCTCTTCAATCTGTTTACGATATTCAAACGCAACGTGCTCGTTAATGTGAGCCATCATTGCTGCCATCAACTGTTGTGCTTGAGGATTTTGACCAACTAATGCAGCAATTTTTGGGTCTTGAATAGCCGCCGTATGCACTTGAATGTGCGCTTCATGATCTTGATGAGCAAACGCTTTGACTGGCTTCATATTCAACACAGCCATGTTTTCAGCAACAGGATCTTTTGGCTTATAATCTTCTGCACTCGGTATTAACTTGCCGATATTCTTAATACCTAAGACTTCTAACATCTGACGATTTAGTTCGACCATGTCGTAAACTTGAGGAGTTTGCGTTGCCATCTGCATCACAGCTTGATACTGCACGACCTTTTGCGACATTGTTGCTGCGTTAGGGTCTGATACTGGGATGACATCTACATTGTCGTAGTCTTCTTGCCGTGCGCGACGCGGACCTTCTTCTGGATCGTAGCTGTATTCAGTCGGGGCATAAGCCGCTATGATATTTTTTAAGAGTTTGAACTCTTGTTTCATAGCGAAGTGAATGCGAGCTTGAACAGCACTCATCACTTTTAACTGGCGTTCTAACAAGGCTAGAGTTGTGCCTACTGGTGCTTGGGCAGACATATCGCTAACTTGTAAGTCGGCAGCAGAAGCAAAGCGCCTTCCCTCGTCTACTATCTTATCCATCAAGGCCGCTAAAACTTGGCTTGGTTCCTTGTATGGCAGCATCATTATGTTGTCGCGTATGGTGCCAGACGCCACATCTACGTCACGGAACTCACCCGGAGAAATCGGCGTGTCATCCCCCTTAGTGCGCATCCCTTTAGTCTTTAAGCCACCGGGTAAATTACTTAATGTACCTGCGTCTACAAGTTGTCTTAAGATTGACGTACCACTCTTAGCATACGCACCAATCAGGTGTATCAAACCAAAGTAGTAAAAGCCAAAACCGGGGATATAGCCGTAATGAACAAAGTGTGTGCGTTTTTGTTTATTATCATCATCTGGCTCGTAGTTACGACGAATAGCCAAAATGTTAGATGTGCCCTTCTCTATAGTAACGATGTAAGGCAGTGCTATACCGTCCGGGTCTTCATACCCTTCGAGGTCTAAATCAACTTGCATCTCCAAGAGTTTGTAGCGATCATCTGATGTAGCACGAAAGCCCATCTTCTCAGCAATCTTCTTTTCTACCTCATCTAATGCGTTAACTGGATCACCTAAATCCACATCACGATAGAACCCAGCGACTATGAGTTTCTTCAACTCATTATCTGTTTTCCTCATCACATGAGTTACACGCGGCGAAGTCTCTAAATTAGATGCGCCATATGGCACAACTACATCCTCGGCTGGGACAAAAATAGAAGCTTGGCGGTTTAGTGAAGGGTCAAAATACACCTTTTTAAATGCATTGCCAGAAAGCCCCAAGCCCCATAACATACGCTCATGCTCACTACGATATTCAGTCATCACTTCCGTGAGCTGGTAGTTCATATCATTTTGGACTCGTTCAGACGCCTCTTTCTTTTTTGGCGTTTCTTTGCCGATGATTTGTGTTTTAACCGGACCAGAAGCCGGGAAAGTTGCCATGATTGTTTCGGATTGGAATTTAACCAAAGCCTCTGCTAAAAGTGGGTGATATACACCGCAAGCACCTTCCCAAGGTTCACTTCGCTCTTCAAGCTTCATCCCTAACAACTCAAGTCCATCTACATACGTTTGCATCCAATCTTTACGGCTGCTTACATCATCGTCGTAATCAGAAATAAGTTCTGAAGCCAAACTTTGTAATACATCCTCATCAATGTCTTCCGCCAAGTTTTTATTAAACTCATCGTCTTTTGCGCTTTTCTCCATATGGAGATCAAACCCGGGGCCACTAATATCTACGGCTTCTGGGTCTTCAATCTCAATCTCTATATCACCATCATCTAGGGTCGGGTCGTTCATCCCCGATAACCCCATCGGGGCTTGGTTTAGTGCTTTATCTATCGCCATAATTTATCCTTAGTAATACGGGCGTTGCCGTTTAAATTCTCTAACTTCTTCCGGCTCATCTAATAGCGTACGGATATAGCCACCTCGCCTAAACCGCATCAGTGCCATTGAAACTGAGTCAACGTAGTCATCATGCTCTCCGCCGGGGAAAGACCCTACCTCATCTACTACTTCTTCCGCCCAGTTCGTATTAGGTACCCAAACCCGTCCGGATGCAAATAAATCAGCAACTGCGTTTAATCGTGAGATTTTATCGTTACCCTTGCTTGGGGTAAACTCTTGTACAGGTATGCCCATTGCTCTCATCTCGTAGATAAGGGGGGCGCCCGATGCCTTTTTCTCCACAATGATGGAGTCGGGGTCCCATTCTTTGAACTCTTCAATTGCTTTCTTTTTAAGCGATGGAAATTCAAGTCGATCACGGAAGGCATTGAGGAGTATGATGTTTGCTTGGTTAACACCTGTATCGTCCGGTTGGTAAAATACACCCCAAGTAGTACATGCGCTATAGTCGGCGCGGTTGTTTTTCTCAAACGCAGTATCCCACGACTGAAGCACAAACTCACAATACGGAGGGGTATCCCTCTCCCATATCTGCCACCACTCACGCTTGACGATAGCAGACTGTTCGGAGGTGGGGTTCTGCATATACTGCGCCATCCACTTCTGGTTGGGCAGTTCTTCCTTTAACGCCATCAGTTCTTTTAAAGACCAGAACTGGGGCCACAGTGGATTGCCACTCGGTAGTATGGCAGGAAACTCGATAACTTCCCACTCATCTCCCCCACGTTGCGCCGCACTTTTTATGACTTGACCCGTCAAATCTTTCTTCGACCAGCGTGTCATTACTATAATAATAGAGCCGCCCGGCTGTAGTCGTTGTCGTGGCCCTGACGTATACCACTCGTATACCTTATCATATATTTCTGGGTTTATCTCGGCTAAGGCAGCTTCTTGTTCTGAGTGTGGGTCGTCAATAATCAATATATCTGCACCCTTACCTGTCACCGCACCGCCTACACCAATAGCGAAGTAGTCACCACCTGCTGATGTGTTCCACCGGCCCGCCGCTTGAGAGTCGGCCCTCAATGTTGTATCAGGAAAAATCTCGTGAAATACCTCTGAATCCACCAAATTTCGCACTTTTCGACCAAAACCTACCGCTAATTCAGCAGTATGGGACGTTTGGATGACTTTTTTATGGGGAAACTTACCTAAAAACCACGCTGGCAGCAGATATGAAGCGAATTCGGACTTGGTATGCCGTGGTGGCATGTTAATAATGAGTCTTTTGCACTCTCCACGGGCTACTTTCTCAAACGCCCTTGCCATTCTGGTGTGATGTGCACCGTCAATAAAGTGGGGCCAGACTTTATGAACAAAATCCATGAAGTTATTAGACGCATTCTCCCGCTTTTGGATCACCTCATGTTCTTCTAGGGAAGCGTAGAGATCACGAAGCTGTGCTTCTGGCAAATTTGGGAGCAATCTTAAAATATTTTGCAACTCTTGGGGGTTCATTCTGAGGCTTCCTCCTTCTCTGGAGGCTCAATAAGCCCTAACTCTTCTTCTAGTGTAGTGTCTGGAGGTATATCTATAATGTTGTTTTGCTGCGCAGCTAGCAAACGGTTAATTTTATCCGCAATAGCTGTCTTTAAATCATCTGAGGTGCGGTGTGTAATAGTAACTTCGGACTTCTCTGTGAAGGCACCAACATCTGAAAGCTTACCTAATAGCTCAATCGCTTTTAATTCGTAACGGGCGTCGCCACACGAAGATATCTCAAGCAGCCTATTTGTGATGTAAGTCCTTGCTTGCGTAGCATCAAGAACAACTCGTTGGTCGTATTCACTAAGGAGGGCCGAAAGCTTTAACGCAACGTTGCCTTGATATAAAGCAGCGGGATTGTACTGGTCAGGGGTTGCTTTATGTTTTTTGACGTCAACTTGTTTGAACAAGTCATGGGCTAACTTTTCATCCTCCTCCGTCATCTCGAAGGGCATACCAAGTTCCGCCATAAGCGCTGCTGTGTTAGCAGCTACACGAGCGTTGTCTTGTAAGGTCGCGCCGAATTCATCGCCCAAATCTTTAGGGATGGGCACGCCATCTGTAGGTTGAATATCAATAGTCATGTTCTGCCTTGTATAAGAGACAGATTGGTTCACCGTGTTGGATTTGCACCAACTTACCTTCCCTTGTCAGGCTGCGTGTCCTACCACACCGACGGTGAAATTCAGTTTTACTAACGGGCGCAATATACCACAACTTTCCAAAAAATAAAATATACCCCCCGGGGGGTTGCGATTTAAAAACATAAGGGGGGCGTTTCTATATTACGCCGAACGTAATGTTGTCAGAAAAATAATAGGGGGTGGGGGGTGTTTGAAAAGTGGTGATGTAATGTGCAAATCATGGTGTATGGGTCGTGGTAGCCAAATTGACTATTTTGGG